ATGTTGTCTGTCATTCTAGTTCCTGCCTAACAGATGGGAATGTCACAACCCATCTGTATTAACATCTCGTGTTTATTCTAAGCAACCCTTTGCTCAGAATCCATTTTACCTAAATGTTTTTTGTACCAATTCAGAGTTTTGATATCTGATTGATGTGCTTGTAGTGTAATTTTAGAACCACCTGATTTGTAATCTTTGATTCTATCTAGTAAGTGATTAATTATTTCTACATTGTCTATCATGTTATTTCTCCTTATTAATTTAGTGTGGGAATCAATTCTATCACAAAACTGATTCCCACGATTGATTAATTTATCTCATTAAAAGATATTTTTTTAGTTCTGAATCTTCTCCTAAAAACCAATCTTCATAATGTCCTACTGTATATGCCCAAGGTCTGTGTCTAGCAGATGATGGTTTATTAACTAATCCTTCTTGGATTGCTAACTTACATTCGGACAATGCCTTTTCGACAGTATCTCCTTTTCCATAAGCATGGGGTGAACCATTCTTATCAAGACCGACACAATAAAAAAAGTCTTTATCGTTTTGTTTTGTTTTAGTTGTCATATTTTTCTCCTTAGTTAATTTTGGGTAGTTTAGGTGATACCCACACCATTCGTTTTAGCTTATCTCCATTTAGGAAGTACATTAAAACTTCTACTATCTCTGTTCCAATTACCAACCTCTAAACTACCTTTATATTCGTTTTGTAAATGACATTGCTTTTTACCAAAACTGCCATCTTTTTTAACATAAAGTAAGTCTACCCAAACAGCAGTAATTTCATTAGTTTCATCATCACGACAGATTACTTTGTCTGTTACAACACATCTATATGAATCTCTGTTGTTGGGTTTCCAAATTATTTCTTCACCTGATTTCACATCATCAAAATGAAAACTAGATTTCTCAATAACTTTCATACCTGATTTATCATGTTTGATATACCAATCTGTATATCTTGTTTTAATGTTTATTACGTTTGTCATAATTTTTCTCCTTTTTTATATAAGTCTTAATTAACTTATACCTTTAGTATACAATACTGAGAGTATAATGGAAGAACTAAATGCACGAAAAAGCACTTCTTTTTCACTTTTTTTCTTCCTCAGGGGCTAATTTGATGTTATTTATCTTATTTACTGTGTCAATCAGGCTATTTATAGCCTTAATGTACTGACAACTGAGTTCTAGTTTCTCCTGATTCCATTCTTTGTCATGTAGCAAATCATTCCACAAATTTTGATTATGTTTTAGGTCTTTAGATAATTTATCTCTTGTCTCTGTCATCCTGAGCAAAACTTCTCGTGCTGATATTGTCCACTTCTTTACTTCTTCATTCATAATTTTCATCTCCATGATTCACCATTGACCCACACCACTAATGCTTTACGAATACCTTTTGTTACTTTCCTAACTCGATGATTTATAAAGCTAGTAAAGGCAATCAATGAATCTATTTTTGTATTAATAATTATTTTTTCACCACCATGAAAAAACTCCAACTCTCCACCTTCAAAGTCATCGTTTAAAACAAATGATATACTTATCTTTCTTAGTGAACTTAGTCCATCAGAAATATCAGTATGCCAATTATAATAATCTCCAACTTGATATTCTAAATATTGAATGTCTTGTATACAGGATATTCTGTAATTATAAATTTCATTCAAATCTAAAATTATGTAATTTAAGACATTACCGATACCTGATTCAATCGGTATTCTCCAAGCATCAACTTCTCTTATACCCTCTTTACCTGAATTGACTTTTGCTTTGACAGGTATTTTTTTTACAGCAATTTCGCTTAAAAAATCTTTATGCACTTGCAAGTCTACTGCTCTATGAACTAAACCATAGATAGGGTTAGTATCATAATCAGGTTGGCAGTTCTCCTTAAAAAATCTATTAGGAATTGGAGAGTAACTACTCACTAGCATTTTCTCTAAGTGTTAGTGTTCCTTTCTTGCTTCTTGATAATGTAATACCATTACCGAATGCTTTCCTGCAATCGTGTGGAACTAAAGATTTAATATCGTTTACAATTTGTTTTTGCATCGTTACATAAGGTTTAACTTCTTTTAACGAATCAATCAAGATATTCATTTCTTTGTTATCTTTCATATCTAAAGTTCTCATACCATCTAATTTAATTTCTTTGGGTTGTTCTATCGGTTGTATAAATTCTGTAGGCTCTTTATCTTCTTCAACGAATTTCCAAAATGCCATCTCAGCTTTGTAAAGTGTTTGATGAAACTCAGGGTCAGATTCTATAGATGACCACTTATGCTCATTGTTACCAAAAAATACTGATAAATAAGTTTCATTAGCACCTGAGTGCATCATGTAATGTTGCAACTGACAATAATAAAATTGAGCTACATTTTCCAATGTGTTCATTGCATAAGTGTGTTTAGCTTCTACAATGATGTTGGGTTTAACAATGTGTCCATCTAAGTGAGACATCATAAAGTCTTTTTGTTCCAAAGTGACATCTCTTTTGATTTCTGTATCTTTATATCCTTCATTGACCAATGCTTTTTCTAGCCAATCAAGATTGAGTTTTTCTGTAGTAATACCCATTTGCACAGGCAATACATCTGATAAATCTACAGGCTCTACTCTTTTAGTTTTTTCGAGCCACAGAGTGTGCCAATCACCTTCAATGATTCGCTTGGCATCACTACCACCTATTCCTAATGTTCTATCCATTCTAATCTCCAAGTTGTTTGAGAGTAGGTAGACCGAAGGGGTACTAACAGTCTACCTACAGAGGAGAAACGATTATGACCTCGTTTCAAATGAGCGAAATATGAAAAACTAGAAAGGAGTATCATTCCCTTCTGTTTTCTTTATATCATTATTTTCCATCAGAGCCAAGCTAATGAACTTATATTCTTTGCCTGTGTTTTCTGATGTTCCTTCTTTTTGTGTAGCATAAACCTGATGGTCATACTTGTAGTTTACTTTCATAGCTCCTGACATGTGGTAACTCTTACCTGCTTTTGCAGGAGTTAGAAAACCAACTTCAACAAACATGCGATGATATTTGTTTCCTGTTGCTCCTGTTTTTTCTACAACAATGATGTTAGTTCCTTCTTTAATATGTTCCTTACCTGCCTTGTCTGTATAGGTTTCGACAGTACCATCATCAATCTTCCCGACTTTAACAATCCTATCAGAACTATTTTCGTATGGGTCATTGAGTGTGCCATTCATTATTTCTGTTTGACCATAAGAGCCATTCTCTACTTTCTCATCTATTGCTTTTGCTTGTTCCATTATGTTATCTGCATCCATTTTTTTCTCCTACATTATGTTATTTTTTACTTGGTTATTTACTTGTGGTGGTGTTGGGTTGGTATCTTTTTTACCTGTAGTACCTGTACCATTACCATCATCATCTAAAGATGGAAGTCCATATAAAGACTGTAGTCCATACCTTTTTGCATAAGTGATACCTGAACCCATTTGATGTGGATTCTGTAGATTAGCACAAGGTACAGGAACACAGCTTTCGAAAGTATCTGTATCGTTTACATGTCTCATGACAGTCTTAACGAATAACTTACCTTCATGCTCGTGTATGTGTTGTGTAAAGAATAGACCGAACTCTGCTCCATGATTAACTGCATCTATTACTGATTCTAATGTTGAGTAGCTAGATTTGAAATGTGGATTAGTACCATCTTTCTTTGCAGTTATTTTTAGTTGTTGAAACTTATTAAATGCACTAGCCAATCTAAGTTCATTTAATTGTTTTTCTTGTATTTTTGTTATTGCCATTTGTTTCTCCTTTGTTTTTAAGTTTGTTATATTCTTCTTTATATTGTCTGCCAATCAAAGCATCGACTATAGTGATACTATTTTTACAATATTCTCTGATTGTTAATAATGTGTCAGTACCATAACCTTTGAGTTCATAGAAACTTTTAATGTCATCTATTTTTTTAATAACATTCTTATAACCATGTTTCTGACCATCATAAAATTCATTGTCCATACATTTCTCCTATTCATGAGATTACATTACACCTAAAGTATATCTATGTAAACCTTTTTTTTATACGAAAAGTAATATATACTCATTGGGGTAAACAACAGGAGTAACAATGATATTAAATGATTATATTAAGAGGGAAGGGATATCAGTATCTAAATTTGCTGATAAATGCAAGATACCATTGCCTACTATGTCAAAGTATTATTATGGAGAGAAGATACCAAGACAAGAGAACATGATGAAGATTTATAAGCAGACAGAGAAGAAAGTAACAGCTAATGATTTTTATGGAATAAAGTAATGTCTTTTCAATCAATGGCATGGGCAGTCAAACAAAATACTAAGAACAGTATTAGCAAACTTATTTTGCTTATGTTGGCTAATTATGCTGATGAAGAACATGCTTGTTATCCAAGCATCACACACATTGCAGAGTTGTGTCATTGCTCAGAGAGAAGTGTTAAAAGACATATAAAAGACTTACGAATAAGAGGGTATATTAAGATTGGTAAAATAAAAGGCAGAGTGAATAATTGTAATAGATATATTCTTGGTAGTGCCAATGCGACACTAGTGACAGAGAATGCAATCGGTAGTGACACAGTTGCCCACAATACTAATATAAAGCAAAGCAATATTTTAAATAAGGTTAAGAAGAATAAAAACTTCTTAGCAGGATAATACAATATGACTAATGCAAAGCATTTATTACACAGAACATTAGACATAGGAAGTGGGTTAATTTTATCAATAATTATACAAATACTTATATTTCCTATGTTTGATATTTATATAAATGTTTGGGAGATGTTTCATCTTGCATTGATATTTACATTCGTAGGAATTACAAGAAGTTATTTATGGAGTAAATATATTTTCAAATACAAATAAGTGAGTTTATAGAAGGAGATGATATGAAAAAGATTGAAGGGGTATATAGAGCAAAAGATTTAACAGAAGATATATGGGATTTATATAATGGGAAATCACAAAAAAGATATTATTGTGGTTTTAGCTCCATTGATAAATATTTCAAGATAATAAAACCTTCTTTTAATTTATTTACAGGCACACCTAATTCAGGTAAGTCTAGTCTGACATTAGAGATAGCATTGAGAACTGCAAGAGAACATGGTTTTAAGTTTCTTATATTCTCACCTGAGAGTTCTTTAGCTGTAAATCTAAAAAGATTAGTAGAGAAATATTGTCAGAAACCATTTGATATTATGTTTCACAACAGAGCAGATGAGACAGAAGTATTAGAAGCTATAGAATTTATACATGAGCATTTTCTTTTCATCGACAAGAAAGAAGATAGTCCTGATATAGATTGGATACTTGAAAGAGCAAGGCTAGTTCATAAAGAATTTGATATTGATGGCATGATACTAGACCCATACAATGAGATTAATCCTGAGAGAAATAACATCAGAGAAGATGAACATATCTCATTACTGATATCCAAGATAAAAAGATTTAACAGAGAGACACATACCTTCACATTCATTGTGGCGCATCCTACCAAGCAGATTAGAGGTGCAGATGGATTATTCTCAGTAAATAGCCTTTATGATGTAAGTGGGTCAGCACATTGGAATAACAAGACAGATGTTGGGGTTATTGTTACAAGAGACTATGAGAATCAATGTACTAATGTAAGGATTTGCAAGATAAGAGAAATCGATGTTCAGGGTAATATTGGAGAATGTACTATCCGATGGAACAACAGTACCAAGTGTTTTGAGGACATTTCTGCCTTCTAAAAATAGTCGAAAATAAATGCAAAAAGACTTGATATATACTTTAAGTATGTAATAATACTTATATAGGGTAATGAAACCCTAGTAAACAAAGGAGAAATGAAAATGTTAAGTAAAAAAAGTAAAATTAGAATGGACAAAATGTTGATACTAGACATGTTGAAACAGATTGCTGATGGTGGAACATTTTACAAGCATCATGGGTTTGTTCCATTGACTGATGCAATGGCTCAACAGTACATAAAAGTTCTTAAAAAAGACTTTGGGTTTAGTGCAGACAGCATCAGTTTTTTAACAAAATAAAATTAACTAAAATAGGAGAAACATAATATGACAAACACACAAGTAAAATGGGATATCGTTCACGATGATATTGATTACAAACTAGATGCTCTTATTCAAAGAAGAACAGCTAAGTTATATAAACAAGCAAGAGAAATCCTCAAAGGTAAACCACTTAGTAATTGTATTGAAAAATACAAAACAAGAAATGGTGATAGATTCACAGAGGAATTATCTCGTAAAGTTAGAAATGTAGACCTCTTTAGATTTAGCACTAAAGTTGAAAGGGCTAATATCGACTTAGCAAAATTGGCTATGGAAATTGATGACCTGTATCGTGACAAACATTACATCATGGAATCTATAAGTGAGCATAGTATTGCAAAAACTCTTTTAGACATGAAGCAACTTAACGATAGACAGAACAAGGAAAGAGAAAAAGTTGCAAAAGCAGTAAAAAAAGTTTATCAAGCAGTCGAAACAGCTATGGCAAATGACATTTTAAATACCATATAGTCATCTTGTTGTAAGCAAACTAAAAGAGAGAGCAGTCAGAAATGATTGCTCTTTTTTTATATCTATAGTATAAATAACACCATGAGTAACGAATGGGCAGTACAAAACACAATCACTAAGAATATAGATGATGTCGTACCTTACGATTCCAACCCAAGAGAACATGCACCTGAACAGATAGAACAGGTAGCTAATTCAATCAAAGAGTTTGGTTGGACAATGCCAATCTTAATAGATGAGAACAACGAAATCATAGCAGGTCATGGCAGATTACTAGCAGGTAAATCACTAGGCATAAAAGAAGTGCCATGTATAGTTGCAAAAGGTTGGTCAGATGAAAAGAAAAAAGCATATTGTATTGCTGATAATAAACTAACTGAAAACAGCACTTGGTCAAAAGATTTCTTAAAGCTTAACTTTGAATTCCTAATTGATAATGAATTCGATTTAGGTCTTACAGGTTTTAGCACAGATGAGATAGCTAAGATTGTACCTGATTTTATGATAGAAGAAGGTTTAACAGATGAAGATGAAGTACCTGAGATAGAAGATAATCCTATAACCAAAGAAGGTGATATATGGATATTAGGTGAGCATAGATTAATGTGTGGTGATAGTACGAACATAAACCATGTGGAAGAAGTCATGAAAGGGAATAGACCAGATATGGTTTTTACTGACCCACCTTATAATATTGATTATCAGGGAGTAAAAGATAAAAGAGATAAAATAAAAAACGACAGCATGTCTGAAGATAATTTCAAAGAATTTCTTCTTCAATCACTTTATAGCTGTGAAGTTATGTATGTATGTTGCTCTTGGCAGTATGCTCATGTTTTTAAACAAGCTATGACAGACTTAGGAAGAAAACCCAAAGCTATGATTGTTTGGAATAAAGTGAATCCTGCACAGAACTTAGATAAATATTACAAACAGCATGAACTGATTTTTTATTATGGTGATTTTGGTGGTCATAAAACTCTTAGAGGAGATGTATGGACATTAAAAAGACAGAAGAATGTGTTTCACCCAACGACTAAACCTGTAGAACTAATAGACTTAGCAATACAAGACCAATCAGGGAAAGAACTTATACTAGACCCTTTTTTAGGTAGTGGCTCTACAATGATATCAGCTCATAAAAACAACCGAATATGTTATGGTTTAGAACTAGACCCTAAATACTGTGATGTCATAATTAAAAGATGGCAGAACTTTACAGGGAAAGATGCTGTATTAGAATCAACAGGAGAGTTGTACAATAGTCTTAAATAGTTTATTTTTACATTATAAAAAAGATATGCCTAAAAAAGTGAACAGAGAAGAATCAGTAGCAGAAATGGTTAAGAGCCTTTCAGGGCTAGGTATTACCCATGAACAAATGTGTGCTATTGTAAAAATATCAAGACCAACACTATACAAGTATTATCAAGAAGAATTGCAGGAAGGGAAGGCTAATGCTAATGCACAGATAGCTCGTAACCTTTTTAAGATTGCTACAGGCTCAGGTAGAGAAGCAGTAACAGCATGTATATTTTGGCTAAAGACACAGGCTAAGTGGAAAGAAACAGATGTTATTGAAATTAATAATGTAGCAGAGCAAGATGAACGATTTAGAAAACTCATATCCAATATTCGAGAAGCTAGATTCCCAAAGAAAGATAGCAACGAATCTCTTAACTGATTGGTACGATAAGGCTCGTGATAATCAGGTAGTAAACGAATCTGACTTATACAACATACATTTATTCTTAGCAGGTAGAGGTTGGGGCAAAACCTTAACAGGTGCATACGATACTGTTCAATATTGTTTAGAGAATAGAGGTGTTGTATGTGGTGTAATAGCACCTACATATGGTGATTTAAAAAGAGTTGTCTTTGCAGGTGATAGTGGGTTTATAAATATTATCGAGCCTGAGTTACTTAGCACTACAGGTTATAACAAATCAGACAATGAAATACATTTCTATAATGGCAGTAAGATTATTGGATTCCCTGCAATAGAACCTGACAGACTTCGTGGTGTTCAGTTTCACAGAGCATGGTGTGATGAACTTGCATCATGGAGATATAGAGAAACATTCGATAACTTAATGATGGCACTAAGGCTAGGACAGAATCCTAAGTGCATTATTACAACAACACCAAGACCTACAAAGTTAATAAAAGAACTTGCAACGAGAAGTGATACAGAAGTTATCAAGGGCAATACATTTGAGAACATAGATAATCTGGCACCATCAGCAGTTGCTATGCTTAAAGAACGATATGATGGTACACGAATAGGCAGACAGGAATTGTTTGCCGAGATACTCGAGGATGTAGAAGGTGCATTATTTAATCATGGGCTAATAGATGATGCAAGACTAAGAGATGTTCCTGAGCTAGAAAGAATCGTTGTAGCAGTAGACCCTGCTGTAACATCAACAGAGACATCCGATGAGACAGGCATCATTGTTGCAGGTAGAGATAAGGACAATCACTTTTATATTTTACAAGATGCTTCACAAGTAACATCACCTGATGTTTGGGTTAAAAAAGCAATAGAGTTATACAATCGTTACGAATGTGATAGGATTGTAGCAGAAGTAAACAATGGTGGAGATTTAATTGAAAGACTTTTACGAACACAAGACAGCACAGTTCCTTACACAAGTGTTCGTGCTACAAGAGGAAAACAAATTAGAGCAGAACCAATCTCTGCATTGTACGAACAAAACAGAATACACCATGTCGGCTATTTCAAGGATTTAGAAGAACAAATGTGTCAATTCACAGGAAATAATGTAAAATCTCATGATGACAGGGTGGATGCTTTGGTATGGGCTATAACAAGTCTGCAAAGCTCAGGTAAAGCAATTTTTAGGATAAGTTAAACATGGGATTATTTGATAAATTTTTTAAGGCAGAAGAAAAACCAACACAAAAAAAAGAAGCACCTAAAGTTATGTTTAACAAACTTGATGCTTACTCATCTAAGACCAACAGAAGATATAAAGACTATGCTAAAGATGGCTACCAAGAAAATGCCATTGTGCATAGATGTGTTCAGCTTATCTCTAACTCTGCATCAGCAGTAAAACTATGTGTCTATAGTGGTAATACAAAACTAGACAATCATGAACTTATATCATTACTAGATAGACCTAACCCATTGCAATCAGGTGTAGAATACTTTGCATCACTATATTCTTATTTACTAATATCAGGTAACTCATACATTCTGCGAGATACAGAATCATTTACACCACCAAGAGAATTATATTTATTGAGACCTGATAGAATACAAATCAGGGCAAGTGAATCAATCATACCAACAAGCTATGACTATGTTATCGATGGCATAGTTAGAAATACTTATCCTGTAGACCCAAAGACAGGTAGTGGACAAATCAAACAGATTAAACTGTGGTCTCCACTAGATGATTTTTATGGACTATCACCAATCGGTGCTAGTGCTTACAACATTGACCAACATAACCTTGCAGGGATGCACAATGTGGCACTTCTTAAAAATGGGTGTACTCCGAGTGGTATGCTTAAATTTGAACCCACAGATGAGACAGGGATGTCTACTCAATTAACAGATGACCAACGAGCTAGATTGCTAGAAGATTTAGAGTTTAGATTTCAAGGAACTCATAACTCAGGAAGACCGATGTTACTAGAAGGAAACTTCTCATATCAGCAATTAGGCTTGAATCCAAAGGACATGGATTTCTTGGAACTCTTAAATTTATCTGCAAGAGAGATTGCATTGTGTTTTGGTGTACCTGCTCAACTTATCGGTATACCTGATAGCCAAACATACTCAAACATGGAAACAGCAAAACTTGCATTGTATGAAGAAACAATTCTACCTTTACTGAGCAGAGTTGAATCAGACTTAAACGAATACCTAGCACCACTTTATAGTGGAGACATATCAATCAGATATGATTTAGATTCTATTCCTGCTATGGCAGAGAAAAGAAGACAAATCTATGAAAATGTTACACAAGGTGTTCAAGCAGGTATCATTACTCGTAACGAAGCAAGAGAAAGATTAGGACTAGAAGAAATATCAGGTGGTGATGAACTATACATTCCATCTAACTTATTCCCAATCGGTGAGACAGAAACATCACCTGAAGATAGTGCTAAACCTGTAGAGGTTGATGAAGCAGAAAAGTCTTATGAAGAAGTCTATGGAATCAAAGCAGAAACATCTAAGGATGTATTCACTACAGAAGAAGAAGCAATAGATAGAGCAGAAGAAATAGGATGTGTAGGTACACATTCACATGAGCAAGATGGTAAAACAATCTACATGCCATGCAGAACACATGCTGAATACAACAGGCTAACAGAAGAAGAAAAAGCATTAGCTGATTTAGACTTAACACCATCAGATGCAATGGTTACAGAAGCACAACGAGGATTGGATTGGAGAAAAGAATTTAATAGAGGTGGTACAGCAGTAGGTGTATCAAGAGCAAGAGATATCGTAAATAAAACTAGATTATCTCCTAACACAGTTCTCAGAATGTTCTCATTCTTTTCAAGGCATGAAGTAGACAAACAAGCAGAAGGATTCGACAGAGGAGAAGATGGCTACCCATCAGCAGGAAGAATAGCATGGGCATTGTGGGGTGGTGATGCAGGTTTCTCATGGTCAAGAAGCAAAAGAAATCAAATCATGAGAGAGCAAGAAAAGTCTGATGATTTTGAATACATAGAAGAAGCATGTATAGAAGTTAAAGCATATCACGATGATGAAGAAGATGAGACTAAAGCACCAAGTCTGAGTGCATCTGTTAAGAAAGGTTTACAAGGTAAGGTAGATAAACACAACGAAAAACATGGAGATAAAAAAGGTAAAAAGGTAACTCTTAGAATGTTAGGTGCTGTGTTTAGAAGGGGTATTGGTGCATATCGTACAAATCCAAGTTCAGTCAGACCATCTGTGAGAGCAAGTGGTGGAGAGGACAGATGGGCATATGCAAGAGTAAATGCTTTCTTAGTAGCAGTTAGAACAGGGAAGTTCAGAGGTGGCAAGTTTGATTTAGACTTATTACCATCAGGACATCCTTTGAAGTCTAACTAGGAGTAACTATGCCTAGTACAAACAGGTCTAGTATATCATTGGCAACAGCTCATGATATTGTCAGAGCATGGAATCTGCCTGACATGAAAAAGCAAAAAGATGTTTTTGAATATCTAGGGTTATCAACTGATTCAGGAACAATGTCATTTTACAGGCAACAAGCTGAAGAAATGACAGGCATCCAACTACTGCCACATAACAACAATCGTAATGTGGTTGTTAGGACAGAGAGAGCCAACCTACCACCATTAACAAATAAAGTAGAAATTACAGACCATCCATATTGTATGCTTGTATTTTCCGATGCACATTTTGAAGGACACGAAACAGTATCATTTAAAATAATGTGTGAGGTGCTAAAAGACTTACTTAAAACAAGGCAACTCAAATGTATAGTAGCCAATGGAGACATCATGGATATGTCTATCCTATCTTCTTTTGCAAAGTTCCATACAGAGATAAGACCAAAAGAAAGAACAGTACAAAAAGAGATATATGATTCACAGGCTCAGATAAACAGAATACAAAAAATAATAGACAAAGCTAAATATCCTATCAAGCAATTAGCAACCTTTGGTAATCATGAAACAAGATTATCTAAAGTAGCCATGTCTTGGGGCAGAGCATTTGAAGACTTAGAAGCATTTAAGATATCAAATCTATTTCCTGATTGGGAATGGGCTATGTCTCACTTAATCGATGATACTGTTATGGTCAAACATAGGATGCGAGGTGGTGTACATACTGCATATCAAAACTCAATGAGAGCAGGGATTCACATTGTGACAGGACACACACATCAACTTAACTACAGAACTTTCAACACATATTCAACAAGCTCAATGTCAATACAGACAGGACATCTATCAGAATCTTATCATCCATATTTAGAAGATAATGTAGCTAATGATTGGAACAATGGATTTGCTGTAATAACGATTGACCCTAAAGAAAAAACAGTTCATCCTGAACTTGTGCAGGTAAGTAATCTGCATCGTTCAGCTTTCTTTAGAGGTAAAAAATATACAGTATGAAAGATTATCCTCTAGTCATGGTAGATTGGCTAGACCACACAGCAGATGCAAGATGGGTAGAAAACATTGATACATGTGAGCCTGAGTTGTGTCGTACTGTAGGTTGGCTAATTAAAGAAGACAAAAAGTCTTACAAGGTTGCCAATGCAATTACAAAAGAATCAGGTCTAGGTGGCATTTCTGTTATACTTAAATCTTGTGTAGAGGAGATGTGGATGATTGATGTAGAAGATGAAGAAAACTGAAAGGGAGTTTTTACAGAAAGTAGCAGATTTAGGTTGTATCGCTTGTATTAAACTTGGATATTATGATACACCTGCCGAGATACACCATGTTAAAAGATTTGGAGCAAAGAGAAATCATTTTAATGCCATACCCTTATGTCCACACCATCACAGAACAAGCAAAGAATCATATCACTTGAATCCATTATGGTTTAGTGACAAATTTGGAACACAACAAGAATTACTAGAAGAAACATTGAGATTGATAGATGGCAAAAGTAAGGATTAACAAAAGAAAAGAATACAAAGAGCAACTAAGATTATTTATTACTCTTAGCAATAATGTTAGAAGAAAAATAAGAAAACACTTTAAAGATTATGGTGATTTAGCTGAGAGCCTTTTCGATGACATAGGAGAAGTTCCTAACGAATACTATGATGACTATTATAACGATATGCTTACGATTCTTAGTGCTAGTGCAAGACAAGTCATTATCACGATGGGCAACAGACTTCATAGAACAAGGATAATTAAGAAATCAGATGAAATAGACCCTGTGATTGTTGATTATGTAGGTACTCAAACAGCACAAAATGTAAGGAATATTACAGAGACTACAAGAAAAGACATACAGAAGCAGATTTCACTTGGTTTAGAGACAGGGTTGTCAAACCCACAGATTTCTAAAAACATCCGAAAATCGACAGGTTTTAGTCCAAAGAGGGCTACTCTGATAGCAAGGACAGAAACTCACCAAGCAATGAACTATGGCAATCAAGAAGTAGCCAAAAGATTAGGTCTTAAAAAACCTGTAAAAGAGTGGGCTAGTGCATTAGATGAACGAGCAAGGTCATGGCATGTAAACATGAATGGTGTGCAAGTAGGTATCGATGAGCCATTCAAAATAATGACACCTGTTGCAGGTGGTGGAGTAGTAGAAAAAGAATTGCAATATGCAGGTGATGCTAATGGTGGTGCTACCAATGTAATTAACTGTAGATGTTTTGTTTTGTATTACGATGAGGAAGATTTAACGACAGGTGATACTACAACTAGAGAAATAGTAGAGCCTGAATCAGAGCCAACAATAGCTATACTAGATAGACAACCTGATTCTACAGCAGTAAATCCAACATCTGTATCAAAACCTATAACAGGGTCAGCACTAACAATTGAATCAGGAACAAAGGTTAGAAAAGAACTAAAAGAAAGAATGAAAACAAATAATGCAGACCCTAGATACAAGATATTTAGAGATGATGTAAGAGGTAAAAAGGTAAATAAAGGTAATGGAAAGGTTACAGGAACATTGTCTAAGTATACTGATAGAGAACTCACAGAATTGAAAGTAATTATGGATGAATTAGATGAACTAGCAGATTTTTATGGTATTCCAAGAGTTGCAGGATTAGGTGGAGAATCTAACAATACTGCATCAATGGGATTTGGAGTATTAAATATTAACAAAAAATATTATGATGCAGGTAATCAAAGCTCATTTACTAAATATTGGAATCCAAGAGAAAATCAATTCGTTTCTCCGACTTGGTTAGCTCAAAACAAGAATGTCAATTTAGCTGACTACAAAATTGGTGTAACACCATACAGTAAATCTACAGTATTTTTTGGTGTCAATGATTATACAGTCGACAAGAGAATATTTAGTAATCCTGATTTAATAGATGAAAAAGCTATACAAAATTTATCTTTGGCACAGAAAAGAGCAGTTGCTTATCACGAATTTGGACATCATTTACATAACTCGTTCAAATCAGGTACAAAAAAAATTACAAGGACAGAATTTTCAAGGACATCAACAGGGATTGCATCAGAAGTTGTAGAAAGAGAAGTGCCTGATATGCAACTTAGAGACAAGCTGAGAAAAGAATTGACAGAATTAAGAAGGACAGTAGAGATAGAAAGCAGACAAAAAAACGATGGTGCATCAGTATTATTTCCAAGCTATTACTCATCTACAAATGAGCTTGAATGGTTTGCTGAAAACTTCTCAGCACATCACATGGGATTCAAAGATAAAGTATCACCTTACTTTACAAAGTTTTTAGAAAAAGAAGTATTATCTCAAATAGATTCTTAGTCTAAGAAATTATCATTTCCGACTACTTCTACTATCTCAGGTATTCGTGCAAACAAACCCTCATTATACCAATCGAAAAGAATCTTTTCTTCATCAGAAAAATCATCATAAGGAATTCTTTTAAATTCTTTATAATCAGTTAGAGTGATTTTAGATTTACCCAAAATCTTTCTAGCAGTTTCTTCATATTGTTCGTATGTTTTTTTGCTCATAACTGTATAATATAACATAGTATGTCCAAAAAAGAAGAAGGCAAGGCAAAAAGTCAAGATTACGAGAACTTCTACACAGAAGGCATAAATAAAGGGCTTTCTAATGCTCAGGCATCTTTATATGCCCATGATTTACTAGCTAAAAAGTACAATTATAAGAACCCTTTCACAATTAAACCAAAATCTATATAAAAAGCTTTACACAACTATATACTTTTAGTATACTGTAAGTATAAATTAACTAGGAGAAACAAATGGAAGCAATGACAATAAGTAAAGCAAAAAACATACTTTTCAATAAGAAACTCAATTATTGGGACATGTATCATGCTAAATATATTAACAGTAGTGATAAAATTGTTGCACAATGGAATACTGCTGAAATGTATGAACTAGAAGCTGATGATTACTCAGATGAATATACTGATGAGGAGCTTAAAGCATTAAGATTCTTAGCAGAGCATCACCAACAGAAAGGTAATTATTTAGAATCTTTAGAAGAAAGACCGATAAAAAAAATTCTCGGTTTATAATAAATCAAAGTATACATAAAATGAGAGCAGACTTAGTTCTGCTCTTTTTTTATTGTTATTATAAGTAGTTTGTTGTTACAATAACCACAATACACTTGACAGGGATTTCGAGTTATGGCTATTGACCAAGAGGACAACATGGAAGTTGAACAAAACATTCTTGATTTAGAATGCGAATACAAAGAAATGGAAACAGAAGATGATGGCTCGTTTGAAGGCTATGCTTCAGTATTCAACAACAAAGACTTAGGCAATGATGTAATCCGACAAGGTGCATTCACTAAATCCATAGCAGGAAGAAAAGCAAGTAGTGTAAAATTACTTTACCAACACAAAACCGATGAACCTATCGGTGTAATAGATTCCCTAGAAGAAGACAAACGAGGACTTAAAATTAAAGGTCGTTTAGCTATGGGTACTCAAAAAGGTAGAGAAGTATTTGAATTAATGAAAATGGGAGCATTAGATTCCATGTCAATCGGCTATAAACTTCAACCTGATGGTTATAAGTACGATGATAAAAACAAAAGAAGAGTAATCAAAGAAGTAGACCTAATGGAAGTCTCAATGGTTACATTCCCAATGAATCCAAAAGCAAAAGTAACGAAAGTTAAATTAGCAGAAATGGATGCTAGAGAGATAGAAGCATACTTGCGAGATGTTGGTGTGATGTCTACGACTGTAGCGAAGCAAACTGCAAACATACTTTATAAATCATATCAAAGTGAAGATTCACTTGAAATGGTTGATGGTATCAAGCAGTTAATCAATAAACTTTAACTAAGAGGACAATTATGTCAGAAGAAGTCAAAACAGTCTTAGATGAGTTAGGTTCTAAATTTGAAGATTTCAAATCAGAAAACAAAACTCGTTTAGATGAAATTGAAAAAAAAGGACATGCTGACCCACTACTACAAGATAAAGTTGATAAAATGTCAGATGACATTGCTGAACTAGCAGAAGTCAAACAAGCACATGAGATTCAACAAAAAAATCTTGAAGAAGCGACAGCGAAAATCGAAAGTCTCGAAACAGTCTTAGCTAGACCAAATGCTTCTGCATCTAAAGATGTAGATATCCAAACAAAAGCATTCGGTGAATGGTTAAGAAAAGGTGAAGTGGATGAAATGGAAAGAAAAGCACTTTATGAATCAGATGATACATTAGGTGGTTTCTATGCTCCTACTGAGTATGTTGCAGACCTTATTAAATCTGTAACAGAAATTTCTCCAATTCGTTCTATTGCGAGAGTAAGACAAACAGATAAAAGAGGAATTGAGATTCCAAAAAGAACAGGTCAGTTCTCTGCATCATTTGTTGCAGAAACAGCTACTCGTTCAGAAACAACAGGCTACACAACAGGTATGATGTCAATCGATGCTCATGAAATGTATGGTCTGGTTGATATCTCACAAGCTATGCTTGAAGATTCTGCTTTCAATTTAGAATCCGAAATGGGTACTGAATTTGCAGAACAATTTGCAAAACTTGAAGGTACTTCTTTTGTTTCAGGAAATGGAGTTGGTAAACCTTTAGGATTTACTGATTCAACAGCAGGTGTTGCTTCTACCAATTCAGGTAGTGGTTCAGCACTTACAGCTAATGGTATCTTAGACTTGGTATATGCTATCAAATCTGACTATCTTGGTAATGCTCGTTTCGTAATGAACAGAACAACTTTTGCTAAACTTCTACAACTAGAAGATGGTGAAGGTCAAAAAATATTCCATGTTGGTTTAAACCTTGTAAATGGTGCACCTTCTACAATAGCAGGTCATCCATATACATTGGCTACAGATATGCCTGATATAGGTGGTAGTGCTAAACCGATTGCTTTCGGAGACTTCTCTAAAGCATATACAATCGTGGATAGAGTTAATCTTTCAGTAATGAGAGACCCATACTCACAAGCAACTTCAGGTAACATTAGATATGTTGCAAGAAGAAGGGTCGGGGGAACAGTAGTTCTACCTGAAGCAATTAGACTACAAAACATTAGTGCATAAGGGAGACTAGCATGAGAGATATTTCAAATAGAACAAAAGCTGTTACCTGTCAAGATGCTAAAGTTTTTACTGCTGATGCCAATGGCACAACAGTAGATACACAAGGTTTTGAAAGTGTAATGTTCGTAGTAAATAGTGGTATAGAAGGAGATACATTATCAGGTAGTGTGAAGTTTGATTTCATTCTTCAAGAATCTGATGATGATTCAACATTCTCTGCTGTTACATCTTCAACAAGTGTGACAGAAGGAAGTGTAGATTCTTCAGGTATTTTCTTAACACTAGATGCTAATGGTGAAACTCCACAAACTAGCCAAATAGGATACATAGGTGGCAAAAGGTATGTGAGAGTTAAAATTGATGCTACAGGTACTCATTCAAATGGTACACCTATTAGTATTCAAGGTATCTTAGGTAATCCACAGGATTCTGAGGATGCTTAATTAGTCTATAAATAGACTAGGTGGGTAGATTTATCATTCGGTCTACCCACCGATTGAGGTATACTATGACTGTGAGTACAGCATATACTGAAAGAGAGTTAGCTATAATTAAAGCTATCTACAAGATTGACCCAAAGGCTAAATTTAGCATTAAAGGTGGGTTAGAGAATCGTATTGACTTCTTGTATGGTGGTATCATATGGAAATCAGAACCTATTTCTTGGGAACAAGTTGTAGAAAAAATGTATGAATTAGAGGTAAATAAATGAAGATTAAAATGTTAATAGATTCATGTGGTACTGCAAACGAAAGTGGTAATGCTACAAAGATTTATAAAAAAGATGAACAGGTCGAATGTAGTGCTAAGTGGCAACAAGACTTAGCTAAAGTATTTGTAGCTGAAGGACAAGCTATGGAAATTAAAACTGTAGAACCTGAAGAAAAGAAAGTTACTAAAAAGAAAACAGAAGCAAAACCAAAGAAAAAGAAAGCAGTTAAGAAGTAATAAGATATGGCTCGTTCTATTGGCACAGACTTTCAGGCACAATTAGATAGCACACAACTAGAGCCATTCTATGCTGTATCTGTAGAGTTCACGACACCACTTAGATTATGGACAGGATATAGCACAATATCAGTAGATGGTAATTCTTATTTTGGTAGTGGGAATCTTTTAAAGATGTCACAAGTCAATGAGACAGCAGACATAAGAGCAACAGGTTTGAACATTACTTTATCAGGTATGGAATCTAGTCTTATTTCATCAGCACTTACAGAAGATGTTCAAGGTACTGTAGTCAAAGTATATTTTGGTGTCCTTACAACGACAGACAATCAAACTGTAGTAGTTGATACACCATATCAAATCTTTGAAGGATTCTTAGACACCATGACAATCAGAGAAGATGGTGAAACAGCAGAGTTTACAATAACTGTAGAAAATAAATTAATAACCCTAGAAAAAGCAGTAGATAGAAGATACACAGACCAAGACCAAAAGAATCTATTTGCAGGTGATAAAGGATTAGAATTTATAGATGACTTACAAGATAAAAATGTAGTATGGGGTGGTGGCTCTAACTAATGCAATATGAATCCATTAGAAAAAAGATTTAACGAAATAAGTAATGTTATAAGCATTTACAAGTCATTTGATAAGTATAAAGAACACACACAAGAAGAATTATTTAATTACCTATTACAACCATTTAACTTAAACCAATACAAAATATTTTATAAAAACAATAAACCATCAGCATTTCTTTGTTGGTGTTTCCTGAATAAAGAAAACGAAGAACATTTCAAGATTTCAGGAGAAGTCAATAATTGGAACTGTGGCAATAGAGTTTGGTTGGTAGACTTGCTATCATTAAATGATTCAAGGAATATGGTGAAATGGACTAACCAATATTTTAGAAGTTTACTAGGCTCAGGCAAAAGAGTTAATTATTTAAGAATAGATGATAATTGGAATAAATACAGAGTATCATCATCAGTAACAAAGGAGTGTTATAGATAATGGGTGGTTCAGTAGGAGATATCGTAAGAGTAGCTGTAATGGTTACAGCAGGACATTTTGCAGGTGTAATAGCAACTGCATATAAATTTGGAACAATGGCAACCATAGCTACACGAGTTGCCTTAACAGTCGGAGCAGGAGTAATAGCCAATGCTTTAGCACCACCTACTAGGTCGAGAAATTCATCTCTGCAACAACAATCTTATTCATCACAAACTGCTAATAGAAGTTTGATGATAAGACAACCTATCATATCAAGAGAGACAGTTTATGGCTCTACTAAAAAGTCAGGTGGTATCTTGTTTATGGAAACAACAGATAACAATAAAAGATTGCACATTATTGTACAAGTGGCATCTCATGAAATACAGTCATTTGATACAATATATTTTAATGATGAGCCATTAACATTAACTACTATAAATAACGATTCAGATGGGTTAGCAAGACAAAGACCAACTTCTCCTGATAAATATGATAAACAATCTGACTTTGAAGGATTGCCTCTAGATATTATTTATACAAGACAAGCAGTAGAAATAAAGGAACATTTAGGAGCTGATACACAGTTAGCTGACCATGATTTAATAGACCAAGTAAGCAAGTGGACAACAGAACATAGACTAAGAGGAATTGCATATCTTTATATACAAATGGATTATGATGCTGATATGTTCCCTAATGGAATACCTAACATAAGTGCTGAAATAAAAGGTAAAAAACTTTTTGATTTTAGAGATAATTCTACAGCATTTTCAAGTAACCCTGCTTTATGTATTTATGATTATTTAACAGATACAAGATTAGGTTTAGGAATAAGCAGAGATAATATTGATACAGCATCATTCACTACAATGGCTAATCTTTGTGATGAGAATGTCACTAAAGTAGGTGGTGGAACTGAAAAAAGATATACATGTAATGGTATTGTTTATTCCGATATAGCACCAATGCAAATATTAGAAGATATGCTTACATCATGTTTAGGTGTGCTTTCATATTCTAATGGCAAGTTTATTCTTAAAGGTGGTCAGTATGTATCTCCTGTGGCATCTTTTGATGAAGATGATTTTATATCAGGTATAAATATAAACTCAAAACAATCAAGAAAGTCATTACACAATACAGTAAAAGGCATCTTCACAGGTGCAGAAACTAATTTCCAACCAACCGATTATCCTGCTGTAACAAGCTCAACATTTGTTACAGAAGATGGTGAGACAATTACATCAGATGTAGACTTACCATTTACTTCATCTAGTGCAACAGCACAAAGGATTGCAAAAGTTTCTTTATTTAAGAACAGACAACAGATGGTATTAACTACCACATTGAATATGAAAGCATTCAAACTGCAAGTAGGAGATACTGTAAATATTACTAATGCAAGATTTGGATTTTCTAATAAACAGTTTGAAGTAGCTGAATGGGTCATGAATACAGAGGTGTTAGGTATTGATGTTATTTTAAAAGAAACATCATCATCAGTTTATGATTGGAACGCTGAAGAATCTGAATTTGTATTAGATAATACAACTTTACCAAGTGCAGAAGATGTATCACCACCTGCTATTGTTGTAACTGATGAATTAAGAATTTATGCAGAGACACCAATTACAGTTATGAAGGTGGTGTGTTCTAGTAATCAGGGAACGACAAATGAATTTGAAGTAGAAGCACAAAACACCAACGAAGCAGGAAGTGAGTTTATAACTTTAGGGAGAAGTAAAGGTAATATATTCGAGTTAGTCAATGCAGAAGATGGAGCAATATATAATGTTCGTGCAAGGTCAATAAATGCTTTTAATGTTCACAGCTCATTTACCACTACTACTCATGAGGTTATTGGTAAGACAGCATCACCTTCTGATGTAACTAATTTTTCGAGCAATATAGTTGGGGATGTCGTTGCTTTGTCATGGACACCTGTAAGTGATTTAGATTTATCGCATTATGTTGTAAGACATACACCTCTGACATCTAATCAGAAATTTTCTGAGGGATTGATAGTTGCACAAAAAGTATCCAAACCTGCAAACACAGTCGTACTTCCTGCACAGACAGGAACTTACATGATAAAAGCTGTAGATGTTCTTGGTTTAGAAAGTCTGACATCAGCAAAAACAATTATTATACTTAATTCAATAACAAGAGATTTTAATGTAGTAGCTACACAAACAGAAAGCACAGGTTTTGCAGGAACAAAAACTGAAACACAGGTTGTAACAAGAGATGGTACAAATTTTCTACAAATAAAACTTGGCGAGTTGTTTGACAGTGCTACAGGAAACTTTGATGACCAAACAGGTAACTTCGATGATGGTGGAACAACAGCTTATAACACAGATGGTTTTTATGATTTTCCAACAATAGATTTAGGTGCTATATATAACAGTCGTGTAACCTTTACTTGTAAATACAATAGATTCGATGAGACATCGTTGTTTGACAGTTTCTTAGGAAATTTTGATGACAGAGGTGGATTATTTGATGGTTCTTACGATGAGTTTAATGATGTAAATGTACAGTTATTGATATCTACATCTGATGATAATTCTACTTATACAGATTATCGAAGTTATATATTAGGTGATTATAAAGCTAGATATATTAAGCTAAGAGTTAATTTAACAAGTTCAAATCAGACTGCGACACCTGCTATTTACGAATTGTCAGCAACAGTCGATATGCCTGATAGAACCATCGCAGAAGATAGTATTACATCAGGTACAGGAGCTAAAGTAGTCACATTCTCGCCTGCTTTTAAATCATTACAAGGTCTCGGTATAGAAGTAGATGACTTAGACCAAAATCAACATTATGTGATAAGTAGCAAATCAGCTACAGGTTTTACAATCAACTTCTATCAAGGAAGTGGTACAGGTTCAGGTGTATCGAAAGATTTTTCCTATATAGCAAAAGGTTATGGTTATGTAGAATCAGCATAAATCTTATGCTATATTTAAGTAAATTTTAACAGGAGTTTTTTATGTCACAAAATGATATGTCTATTGCTAATCAGACTTTCCCTAATACAAGGTCAGATATCAACAGTGCATTACAAGCATTGGCAAGTACATCATCAGGAACTTCTGCTCCAAGTACAACTTATGCGAATCAGCTTTTTTACAACACATCATCTAATTTATTACAGATAAGAAATGAAGATAACGATGCTTATATTACGATTGCAGAATTAGACCAATCGAATGACACAGTAGAATATTTTAAATCAGATTCAGTTAGAACAACATTGATTGAATATTCCGATGGAACAGATGCATTAACTGTTGGAAGTAGTGGTGCATTAACAACATCAAGCACATTAGATGTAGATGGTAATGAATTAATATTGGATTCTGATGGTGATACTTCTATTACAGCAGATACCGATGACCAAGTAGATATTAAAATAGGTGGTACTGATAGACTTAGTATTTCATCTACAGGTAAAGTCACATCAACACAAACAGGTGGTGCAAATAATTTTGAAATACAAACTACATCAGATAATACACTTGGGGCAGATTTGACACTATATCAAAATTCAGCATCACCTGCTGATAACGACATCACATCATTTATTAGTTTTGCAGGAAATGATAGTGGTGGTACAAAAACCACTTATTCACAAATAAGAGGTATATCTGCTGATGTAACTAATACAACAGAAGATGGAAGAATATTATTTTTGGTTACAGGTGGTGGTACATTAAGTGAAAAACTTAGAATTAATGGAACAGGTGAAATATTATTTGGAAAAACAACTAATGATTTTGGTACTGCTGGTGGAACATTTAATGATACAGGTGCTAAAAATGGCGCATTAGAATTAATAGCAAATGGTATACCACAATTAGCACTTAATAGATTATCAAGCGATGGTACTGCTATTGTTTTCCATAAAGATGGCTCGTCAGGTGGTAATATTTCTGTTACAGCAAGTAGCACTGCTTACAACACATCTTCTGATTATAGATTGAAAGAAAATGTAGACTATTCTTTTGATGCAACTACAAGATTAAAACAACTGAAACCATGTAGATTTAATTGGATAATAGATGAAACAAATACAGCAGTAGATGGTTTTATTGCACATGAAGTATCAAGCATAGTACCTGAAGCAATAACAGGAACAAAAGATGCTACAAAAGTACAAGATGTTGTTGATGATGAAGGAGTTGTAACAGGCACAGAAACAGTACCTGATTATCAAGGAATTGACCAAAGCAAACTCGTACCTTTGCTAGTTAAAACTTGCCAAGAACAACAAACTATTATAGAAGATTTACAAACAAGAATAACAGCATTAGAGAGTAACTAATGAAAGTAACCTTAGAACAACTTGCTGAAAAAATAGATGCATTAAGTAGTCGTATGGATAAAGTAGAATCTAAGGTTGATGATTTAACATCAGTAATAAACAAGAGCAAAGGGGTAATTGGATTTTTAGCATGGGTAGGTGGTATTCTTGCAATAATTTATAACGTTTGGAAATAGCTCATGGGATTTCCAATCGAGTTAATCAGCATGCTAATAAGTACAATACTTGGTGGAGTTCTTTCCATCATGGCTCAGAAAACCAAAGATAAAGCAGAACAACAAAAGATGCTCATGCAAAGAGCAGAGTTTCAATCACAACAATTTGATAAAGCAAGAACAGTTACAGATTCGTTCACGAAAAATACTAGAAGAATAATTGCAATTTTATGTGTACTAGCAATTATAGTATTACCAAAGTTAGCACCATTCATAGACCCAACACTACCCATTTATGTAGGTTACACAGAAACAATACAAGAGGGTTGGTGGATATTTGCAACTGATGTAGATATGACACAATGGAAACCAATGTCAGGATTAGTTATTACACCATTAGATACTCATGTGGTGTCTAGTATCATAGGTCTTTATTTTGGTGGGAGTTTAGTTAGAAGATGAACAGATTATACTCAGCATTAATTATTATGATAACTATAGGATTAGCTTATACCATAGAAGATGCTGTAGCAGATGTTACATCGAGTGGGGCTACAACAACTCAGAGTAATGTATCAGGAAGCAATACAAGTATTCAAGGTTATGAAGCAACGACTAACAACACCTATCAAGGACAGGTTACAAATTCCACAACAAATTCTACAAGCAACTCAACCAATCAAGAAACTGCTGTAAATAGTGCTACATCACCTTCAATGTCTATTTATGGTCAGGATAGTTGTGTAATTCCCTTGTCTATTGGAATGACTGTGATTGGATTTTCTACATCTATGGGTACTTATTATCATGATGAAAAATGTGAGAGAAGAAAAAAGGCTAAACTACTTAATGCTTTAGGTATGAAAGTGGCATCTATTTCTTTAATGTGCCAAGACAAAGATGTATGGCTCAGTATGAAAATGGCAGGAACAGTATGTCCTGTTGATGGTCTTATAGGTGCAGAAGCAGAAAAAAGATGGCAGGAGTTAGGTAATGAGAAGTATTTTGATACTATTGCTAATACCGATAATAGCAAGTTCAGACACCACAGAAAATCTCCTTAATCAGCAGTTTTATGATGGTAATAACTTTGCTAATAGTTGGTCAGGAACTAATGACCATAATCATGGAAATTCTATCGTTGCAGGTGTTGATGGAGAATATATAGAAAACAGTATCTCTTTACAAAATGATGCAGGTTTATCTAAAGGAATAATAAACAATGGCTTTACATCTACAGCAGGTGCAGATATTTGGTTTTGGAATCGAATAGAACAAAACGTAGAGATAACACAAACTCTAGTAGATGATAATGGTAATGTAACTACACAAACTAAAACAATAAGCAACGATGGTTGTTATTATTGTACACATAATGATTCAGTTGCTATTGGCAATAATAGTCAAGAAGATTATGAGATAACAGTTAGATATACCTTCAATGAAAACAGCAATTCACCATATCATCATGGTGCTGATTTAAGAAATCCTACATTAGTTATAGATTATGACCCTGTTGTATTATCGACATTACAAAAGACAGAAATAAATACAGCAGTAGAGAAAGTAAAAGGGATAAAAATAGAAGAATATAAGTTTGAAGAAGTTAAGGTAAATATCATTGAAGAAGAAATAAAAATAGAAGAAGTCAAATTTGAAGAAGAAATCAAACTTGAAGAAAAAGAATTTATAGAAGAAACTATCGTGTTCAAACCTGAAGAAGTTAAGTTCGAGGAAGAAGTTGTCGAAGAACCAAAGGTTGAAGAAGTGTATGAAGAAATAGTCGAATCACCAATGGAAAATACAAATGAAACAGAAACTATCGAAGAAGAAGAAAGAGATACAGAAGTGGCTCAAAGTTCAGGAGATACTATCGAAGCAGAAGCAGAGCAAGACAACAGTCGGAGTGTTGAAATTACAGTAGAAGAAATATCTACTAAGGTTGCTGAAAAGATAGAATCAGTTGATGAACAGTTAAAAGCAATACAATTCATCACAGCAAAGGTCATGCAAAGGAATGATATGATATCAAGTTATTCTCAGGTCAATGCTGAGATATTCAAGCAACCTGTTATAATTGATACTGATATCAATAGCTATTTGAATCAAACTTATGTAGATATAAGGGATATCTACAGCAATAACACATACGAGGATAGACAAGATTGGACATCAAGATAATAGGTGGTTTAGTAGCAATACTTTTTAGTTTCGGTGGTCTTTTCGTGCAAGTAGGCACAATTATGACAAGACTTGATAATGTAGAAGCAAGAAGTATCCCTGATATATCAAATGTAGAAAAAGAAATATCTGAAGTTAAAACAAACCTAGAAAAAGAAATATCTATAATCAAAAAAGACATTGAGGAGTTGAAGGCTAAAAATAGCAATCCTTTGATGAGATGATTGATATAGCATTAGCATTGTCTTTGTTTCTAGCTATTCTAGTTACATGCAATTCATCTAGAATTAGAACTAAATGGTTCAAACCTAAACTATCTATAATTGAGTTATTGTTCGTAATCATAGTATCATATATCATAGTAACCAAATTATTTAGTTGAGGACACAATGGCAGGATTATCAGTAGTAACAGCAGAAACAGCATATGCAATCACTTCAACAGAGGTCAAGAATTGGTTGAGAGTAGATGGTAGTGATGATGATACAGTCATAGGTAATCTTGTTATTGCATCTCATAATTGGGCTAAAAGATATACCAATAGAAGTTTAACGACACAGACATTGAAGATATCTATTGATTCTGTTTACGATACAGACATTCCTGTCAGAGAAGGTAATTATGTTGGTATAGACCAAGACATAACAAGAAGAAGTATTTTATTACCACAATCACCTGTAGCATCTATAACACATGTTAAATACTATGATGATGCAGATACAGAAAGCACTTTTGCATCAAGTAAATATTATTTAGATTCATCAGGTATTCCTGCACGATTTGTTTTAAGAAATGGAGAAAGTTATCCAACAGGACTAAGAGTGGCTAATGCACTAGAGATTACTTATGTAGCAGGATATGGTGGTGTAAATGATGTACCACAAGACATCAAACATGCTTGTCTAATTTACACAGCTTGGTTATTTGAACACAGAGGTGATGGCACAGAAAGATTATCAGCTCCTTATCAAGCAACACAATTACTACAACCATATATTGTTAGACAATTTGGAACTAATCCATATCGTGGCACAGCTCATTATGGTGGTATGGTCTAATGTCTCTTATAGGAGAGATGAGAAATAGAATAGTCATTCAAACACTTGGTGGCTCAACAGATGCAGGTGGTGGACAGTCATCTAGCTTTTCAACACTATCAACTGTGTGGGCAAAGGCAGAAAATTTAAGTGGTGGAGAAGGAATCTTCGGAGACCAACTCAGAGGTACAGCAAGTTATAAATTTACTATCAGATATAATTCATCAGTCACAGAAAAGAATAGGATATCCTACAACTCAAAAACATTTAATATAACTCATGTCAAAGATATAGATGAGGGTAGAAATAAGTTCCAAGAAATATTAGCAACTGAAGGAGTGGCTACATGATATCAGTTAAGGTTCAGTCTAACTTTGCTAAAAATGCTGATGTGGTGTTGAAAAAATATCAAGTCAATGCTTCAAGACATGTCAATCGTGTTCTTAATACTTTCAGAAGGGATATCACAATGAACATGAGAAACACACCAAAGACAGGTAATACTTATGAACGAGGTGGTAAAACTCATACAGCATCATCAGTAGGTAATCCACCTGCAATAGATACAGGAAGATTGGTAAGTAGCATACAAACCAAACCATCATCACCAAGCATAAAACCTGTAGGTAAAGTATTTACTAATGTTGAATATTCTCAGATGTTAGAACTTTACATGGACAGAGCATTCATGGGTAAAGAATCAAAAGCATATAAACAAGCAAAAGCATTTTCAAGAAAGATGGCTAAGGATATCAAGGTAAGCTGATGGGATATCATTCATTTGATTTACAATCAGCATTATATTCTTTGTTATCAGGTGATAGCACACTAGATGGATTGGTTGGTAATAACAAGATATTTGATTCTGTAGCACCACAAGATACAGCATATCCTTATGTTCTCATTGGTACAGAAATAACTACAGACATTGGAACTAAATCACTAGATGGTAATTTATATAATGTAGATATTGATGTATGGTCTCAATATAGAGGACAAAAAGAAATCAAGGAAGTTATGGAAAGAATTTACAATTTAACTAATAATGTTACAATCAGTGTGTCTAATGCTGATTCTGTTATGAGTTATGTAAATAGTGCAACTACAATAGTAGAAGCAGATGGAATCACTAGACATGGTATAATTAATATTAATTTTACAATTTACGATAATTAAGAGGTAATAAAATGGCAGTACAAAAAGGAGCAAGTTTGCTCGTAAAAGCAGGAAATGGTGCAAGTCCAGAAGTATTTACAACTGTAGCTGGGTTAAGAGATACATCTATTAGCATCAATCAAGAAACTGTAGATGTAACAAACAAAGATTCATCAAGAGTAAGAACATTACTTTCACAAGGTGGAATCAAATCATTTACAATTTCAGGAAGTGGTGTCTTTACAGATTCAGCTTCAGAACAAACAATATTAACTAATTTCGATGCAAGTGCATTTAGTAACTATCAATTAATTGTGCCTGATTACAACACCTTTACAGGTGCTTTTCAAATCACATCTTTAGAATATAGTGGTACTTACAATGATTCTGTACAGTATTCAATTACATTTGAATCAGCAGGTGCTATCACAATAGCAACAGTCTAATATGTGGATAGATAAAGAAATAACACTTGATAAGAAAAAGGTTAATGGAAAAGTTAATCTAGGTTCTGACCAATCAGAAGTTGAACTGCCATTCTTCGAGAATTGGGATGACTTAGGTGTTATTAAAATAGGTAATGATAAATGGATAATCTCTAGTGCTACAAATGTTGGTGGTAGAGATGAAACCATATCAATGACAGTTAAAAAGGAGAAGAATGATGTCTACAAATCCGATAAAAGCAGAAAAGATACTTAATTTTAAAGACAAGACATACAAGGCTCGTATGTCTTTGGATACAATTATGAGAGTAGAACAGGCATTAGGTTGCTCTATTCTCAAAGTCGGTAACAAGTTAGCAACAGCAGATATTACTCTTTTAGAGATTATTAACATTCTTACTTTATCAATCAGAGCAGGTGGGAATGACATTACTGAGAACGATGTAAAAGGTCTTGTCTCAGAGATTGGTATTGTAGAAGGCATGAAACTTACAGGTGAACTTCTTACATTAGCACTCAATGTAGACCCTGATGATACAGAAAAAAAAAGCAATCCTTAAAAGATGATTATGAGCTACCTATAGAAAGGTGGCTCGAAATACTTGTAGGGATGATGCACCTACCACCTAATCAGGTGTGGGATATGTCAATAAAAGAAATCACTCTAGCTATTAATGGCTTCAAAGAATATAATGGTAACAAATCAGAGCCTATGGACAAATCTGATTTGGAACGATTAAAGGAAATGTACCCTGACAACTAAACATGGAATTAGATAAGTTATTAGTCAAAATTGAAGCTGACCTTAGCGACCTCAAACGAGGTCTTGATAAAGCAAACAATCAAGTCAAAAGGTCATCCAAAGGTATGTCAAATGACATGCAAAGGTTTGGCAATATGATGGATAGAGTTGGCAAAAGGGTTTTAACTTTTGGAACTTTATTAGCAGGTGCTTTCGGTGCATATCAAATAAAACAAGTCGTAGATGTCGGAAGGCAAATAGAAGATTTACAAGTAAGATTAAAAGCATTATTTGGTACAGCAGAAGAAGGTGCTAGAGCATTCGATGTAATGGTCAAGTTTGCAGGTAAAGTACCATTCAGTTTAGCAGACATTCAACAAGCATCGGGTAATCTTGCAGTCGTATCAAAAGATGCAAACGAACTAGCAGAAGTATTAGAGATAACAGGTAATGTAGCAGGTGCTACAGGATTATCATTTACACAAACAGCAGAACAAATTCAAAGGTCATTTGCAGGTGGTATTGCATCAGCAGATGTCTTTAGAGAAAGAGGTGTTAGGTCAATGCTTGGCTTCCAAGCAGGTGCAGAAGTATCGGTAGCTGAAACTGTAGAGATGTTCAAAGAAAAATTCGGTCAAGGTGGTGAGTTCGGTAATGTAACAAATGATTTAGCAAACACTCTTACAGGTACATTATCTATGCTACAAGATAAACTTTTCTCATTTAGAAAAGCTATAGCTGATGAATTTATGGTTGCTATCAAAGAAGAATTTGGAAACCTAAATGTTGCATTAGAAAACAGTAAAGACCAAATAGAAGCATATGGAAAAGCAATAGGTGAATCTTTAGCTGATGCAGTATCTTTCTTAGCAAAAAATATTGATGAAATTACGACAGCATTGAAAGTTTTAGGTGTATTTTTATTATCTTCAGCAGGTAAAGTTGTTATAGCATTTTTTGCATCACTAGGAACTGTAGCAGGTGCTTTAATAGGCTCATTAAGTTTATTAGCAGTTTTTGGTGATGAGGTCATAGCAACTTATTCCTTTTTAGCTAAAAAATTAGGAATTATTGATGATGAAACAAAAAAACTTACAAACAACACAACCTTGCTTTCATCAGCATTTTTAGAAAATACCAAAAGACTTCAAAAACTACAAAAGGGAATTGAAGAAGCGAACAAGAAATCTAAAAACATAATAGTAACTGAACAAGAACTAAAAGCTATCACCGAAGAAGTTAACGAATCATTCCAAGATGCAGGTGAAGAAATATCAAAAGCATTTGGTAAGTCTGTAACTAGTGGTGAAAAGTTCGGTGATGCTATGAAAGAAGTGTTTAGGAATTTATTAGCACAGATTGTACAAACGATTACACAAATTTTAATTATCGACCCATTATTAAAATCTTTAAGAACATCAATAACAGGATTACAAACATCACTACCAACAGCATTAGGTGGGCAAGGTGGTGGAAATGGAGTAGCAGGGGCAATCACAGGTGGCATCGTACAGGGTTTATTGAATAGTGGACAAGGCACACAATATGCAGTTGAAGGTGTAAATGTAGGAGAACAAATTACAAATGCAAAAGGAACAGTCATAGGTATTCAACAACCCATAACATCTTATGATTACACAGGTGGTATGTCAGGAATGTTTAGTGACTTTACAAGTTTCTTAGGTTTTGCAAATGGTGGTTATACTCCACCAAATAAACCATACATGGTTGGTGAAAGAGGTGCAGAAATGTTTGTGCCAAGAACAGCAGGTAATGTTGTGGCAAATCAAGATTTAGGTAACAATGTCACAGTCAATCAAAGTATCAACTTCTCTACAGGTGTTGTACCGACTGTTCGTGCTGAAGTAATGAATTTACTACCTGCTATAAAAGAAGAAACAATTAATGCAGTTGCAGAAACACGAGCTAGAGGTGGTGCATTTGCTAGGACATTCGGAGCATAATTATGGCAGAAGCTAGTTACCCATTAACAATGCCAACATCACCAAGTAACTTCGTTACAAGTGAGTGGAGAATTATTAGAACTGTTGCTGTTAGTCAATCTCCTTTTACTTATGCACAACAAGTTGCTAAGTACACAGGTTCAGTTTGGCAAACAACAGTTACATTACCACCAATGAAAAGAGAAGATGCAGGTGCATGGCAATCATTTTTGATGCAACTCAATGGAAGGTTCGGAACATTTTTATTAGGTGACCCTGATGGTAAAACCATACAAGGCTCTGCTAGTACAGTTATATCGGTCAATGGAGACCATTCTATAGGTGCATTCGATATCGTAGTCGATGGTTGTACTGCAAGTTCTACAGAATTTAAAAAAGGAGATTATGTACAATTTGGCTCAGGTGCATCTTCTAAACTTCACATGATTGTAGCTGACATCACATCAGATGGTTCAGGGAATGCTACATTACAAATCGAGCCACCTCTAAAAACAGCTTTGTCAGATGATGATGTTGTTACCTATTCAAACACAAAAGCAGTCATGAGAATGGATTCAAACGATTTAGGATGGAATGCTGACAAGGTATCTTTGTATGGAATCTCTTTTTCATGCACAGAATCGCTGTAATCGACTTTAATTTTAAGGTGATACCAAAGTACCCTAGACATTAAAAAGGAGCTAAAATGGGGTATTCTAGCTCCTCATATTCGGAGAAATATAATTAATTATAGCAGAATAATCCAAAATATACATATTATGGATACAAATGCCACAGACTTGATAAGGTCTTTATTTTCATTATACATCTCTATTATTTTATCTTTCATGTTTGCTCCTTAGTAGTTGAAATATAAAATCGAACTTATGGGAACTAATACTCCACGAGATGTATTCTCATCTCCACCTTCTGTTTTCCTTCCCATGTTGTAATACTTTCTAGCAATCTTTTTCATGTTCTCGATTGGTACTGATAATGTGAAGCAAAGTTTTTTGCCTTTGTAAAACGACACAACCCAATGGTCAGCTTGTGTTGTTGTTATGCCACTATCTTTACCACGAGATTTATATTCAACAAACATATTACCTGTCTCTTTCCAAGTATCTTGCTCGGATTTGATTTCATGTTTGCCATCTATTAAGTCTTTAAGAACCATTCCATATTCTGTCTCACCTAGTATTCCTGTATCTAAGTCGTATCTAAAATCTGAATTATGTTTCATCTTGTTGCTCGATTAATTTATTTAAGTACCATTGTGCTTTCTTTAAATCTTCCAAACCATTTTTAAGTTTGTATCTACAAATGTATTTCAATATATTGGATTCAAGATAACCCATTTTTTGGTCTAAGATAAAATCGATTACTTCAATCTTACCTTGTTTGTAATGCTTTGGATTTATGTTGTCTGTCATTCTAGTTCCTGCTTAACAGATGGGAATGTCACAACCCATCTGTATTAACATCTCGTGTTTATTCTAAGCAACCCTCTGCTCAGAATCCATTTTACCTAAATGTTTTTTGTACCAATTCAGAGTGTTGATATCTGATTCATGGTCTTTAGCTGTAATTTTAGAACCACCTGATTTGTAAGCTTGGATTCTATCTTGTAAGTAATTTATTATTTTCACATTGTCTATCATTTT